AATCGGATATCCCTGAAGCGTACTGGCCCCAATGCATGGGTATACTCATCAATGAACCAGCAGCTATGCTCTGAACTCCTTGTGCGCCACCTAAGAGCTTCATAGCAGGAGAGGCCATAGATAGCCCACGGGCAGTGAGCATCCCAGGCACTGCCGCGCCAACACCAAGAGCAGCCAAAGCCTGACCGCCAAGCATCATCGGAGCTATCTGGCCCACTCCCAATCCGATGCCCGCTATCTTGGACTCACGATACTTGGGATCGATACCGCTAAACAGCCAATCTTTAGCTCCTCTGAGCTTCTTCTCTATGGCTGTGTCTTTATGGGGCGTGAGCAACGCAGCGATACCCTGCGCTCCCATGAGTGGTACACTAGCGGCTCCACGGGGGAGGTTCTCTACAGCCTGGTAGAGTGCCCCGAAGATGTTGCCCTCGTCTTCCTCTTCTTCTTGGCCGTAGGTAGCCCATGCTCTCCCGATAGAGTCTGGAAACTCCGTGGAGAGTTGGTCGAATACGGAAGATAATTGGGCTGGGGTATAATCGTCCGGTATGTTGATTTCCGAACCGTCAGGTAGGCGATACCACTTGTCAGGCATCGATACTTATCCCATTCCTACTGACTGCGGATTGTTCCCCCTTAGCCACATTTGATAAGTATCGGCTGCTGATGGCGTCTGATCCATTCCTATGGCATCCTCCGGTCCTCCAACCGCTATCCTCTCAGAGCCTGGTGGCCCGGATCTTCCGCTCCGTGCTCGATCCATTTCTTTTTCAAGTCCTCCTAGTGACGCACCCCCCCTCAGTCTCTCTATCTCTCTTAGATACATCTCTTTCTCTTCTTCTGAAAGAACCCCGCTAAACAGGGCCTCGTAGAGGCGTGCAATCATTGCCTGATTCCTTCCCCCTGCTTGGATATTAGCTACCTCCACTGCACGCCTATGAGCCGCCGCATCCCGCCTCTCTTGCATCATCAATTCTAGTGTAGGCATGTCATACGCCTGGCCAGCCCGTGAGAGTAAAGCCTGTCTTCCTGCTGACCCACTTTCAACGCCATAGATGTCCGTGTCGATACCGGCAAGTTTATCTTCAAATCCCAGCCTCTCAACCAACTGTCTTTCTGTCTCACCACGAATAGCTGCCCCTACCCCACCAGGCTCAATATCGTCGGGACCGCCGGTTCTAGCGAGAAGTTTGGCCAACGCACCGAACCCGACACTTCTGTTCCTTAAACGGTATTGCTCTTCGGTGGGCCTCAATCCTGCGATTCCAGCTTTATAACCTCCAAGCTCTTTAGCACGATCCTCGTCTAGTTTGTTTTGGTTCTTTTCTGCTTCTGTCGGGATACCAGCCGCAGTTCTGTATGTCTCTATCTGGTCAAATATATCTTGGCTTGGAGATCTTCCTGCTCCTGTTCCCTCTCCAGAAGGTATTCCTCGACGGCGAAGCTCCACCTCGACCTCTTCATCACTCAACGCATCAATCTCTTCATCACTCATCCTGCCTAGCAAACTAGAAGCTGCTAAACCTCCAACAGTCGCCCTGAGAAGAGCCCGTCTTCCAAGAGCACTGAAGCCTATCTCCGAACCCGGACGCCTTAACGCACGATCCACAAGTGTCCTCCTTGTAAAGCCGGTATGTCCTGGCATCGTAAAACCACGAGGGCCAGGGCCACGGAGAGCGGAGACATTGGACTTACCACCTAACAGGCGAGCAAGTCCTCTTCCTATTAGACTCTCTCCAGCCGCACCAGCCTTTACAGCCTGTCCCACTCTGGTTGGAGTCCGAAGCCCCCAAAGACCTTTCATGGCCCTTCCTGCCCATGGGATCGCCCTGGCCGCACCACCAACTCCCCAGCCTAAGCCCGGCACGAGCATCGAACCTGCCAGTGCAAGGTTGCCAGCAGTCTCCCATCGCGACTGATCCCCAAGTTCTTCCAAGCTTCCTGCGCCAGTCAAAAAGTTCAGGCCAATTCCACCTGCTCTTTGCCAGCCACTTGGGTCATCCTGATCCCCATAGGTCAACTCATCTGCAATTCCACCTTCTTGGAAACCGACTATACCACCACGTCTCATTGGGGCACCCGGCCCTTGTGCTCCTCGCAACATTCCGGGCATAGCTCCACCTGCTCCCCCCGGCACTCTAGGCCCAGGCATGGGACCACCCGCCCCTACGGGTTCGGGGAAAGGCTCGCCTGGTCCTAACGATCCACCCTGTGGCATGGATCTTCGTCTTTCAGGCGGTGCACCGGGTGGTGCGCCGGGTGGTGCGCCGGGTGGCGGACCTCCGGGCCTTTGTTGTCGGGCTGCATCCGGGTTACGCAGATATGCTTCTAGCTTATCGGTGACACTTTGACCGGGTTGTGGGAGCCCGGCTTGCTCTTCCAAAACCTTCAATAAAGCGTCATTCTCCTGCATCTGTTTGGCTGCATCAGCCACCAAAAAACCCGGAATCAGAGGATGACCATTCTTCAGTGCATCCGCTATTTCCTTACGGGTCATACTATCTGCATATCGCCTCTCATCAAGAATGCCCATTAGTAGTTGATCCTCCCACCAGCATACAGCCCATCTATAAGTTTCTTATGATATGGTGCCAGAATGCCACTGCTTGATAGGTATCCACCACCTGCTGCGTAAGGATTGTATGGATCGTACGAATCGTCGGCATCAGAACTATCGTCATCAAGGTGATCATATTCTGTTGCTCCACCAATCCCAAGATCCGTCCCCGTGGTGGACGCACCTTGATCAGGGAATTGCCGCTGACGGGCTAGTTCTGCCTCTTTCTCTGCTGCCGTGGCATCCACTGCCCCAGCTACATCGGACGCAAGGCCCGGTGTCGGCTCATAGTCACCGATTACCTGCGTGCTCTGATACGGCAACTGTTGCATCGCACCTAACTGCCATCCTATCTGTTGCTGAGGATATTGCTGCTGTCTCAGGAAATCCTGATGGGCGATATCGTAGTCCCGTTGCTGTTCTTGTTGGGTACGGGCACCAGCCTGCTCCATTGCCTGTAGTCTCTGTAATTGCTGCCGTTGTTCTTCATAACCTAGCTGTCTCTGCTGACCACCAAGTTGGCCCATCTGGCCACCAAGTTGGCCCATCTGACCAAATGCCTGACCCTGTGCGCCTAAAGCACCCTGCTGTTGTCCTAACAGTTGACCCATCGTGCCATAACCCTGCTGGGCCAACTGACCAGCCTGCTGTAGTCCGGTCATGCCAAGCTGTGCGCCTGCCTGACCAGCTTGGAAACCCTGTTGTTGTCCTTGTAGACCAAACTGTGCGCCTCTGGCAGCAGCAGCTTGTTGGGCCGTAAGTCCTTGCATACCCATGCCGATGCCCTGTCCGGTAAGCGCACCCTGTCCTGCAAGAGCTTGCTGATACGCTCCCGCACCAGCCTGTCCCATGGCCGCAGCTTGCTGCTGTGCCCTCATCTGGGCTTCACTACCAAACTGACCAGCAGCGATACCCGTCTGCAACGCTTGTAATTGTGCATCACTGCCTCGCTGACCTGCGGCCAGACCTTGCTGTGCAGCCTGTAGCTGTTGTGCCCCACCTGCCTGTGCGGCACCAACACCAGCTTGTTGTGCCGCCAACGCCTGTCCTTGTGCCGCTGCGCGTATTTGAGCAGCCTGCTGTTCGGCGGTAAGTCCGGTCTGCTGGGCTTGTTCCCTGCGGCGAGCATCTTCACGCTCTCGCTCTACCGCCTGCTTTTGTCCCTCTTTCAGGCCCTCGCCAATGATCTTGGAAGCTTCCTGTGTTGTAGTTTCCGCCAGCTTCCCTCTTTCAACACCCATTCGTGAACCACCAAAGGCACCAGCCTGTGCCGCTCGTGATCCCAATTCCTGTCCCTGCATCCTCTGAAATTCCATCAACTGCTGTAACTGAGGATCGGTGACGCCAGCGGTGTACTGGGACATATAGTCGGACAGATCCGCACCCTTACCCAATTGAGGTGCCTGACCACCTATTTGACGCATACGTTCAGCAGCCTGTTGCGCCTGTTCCCTGGATTGCTGTCCAGTCTGGCCCATTTGGCCCATGGCTTGAGTGCCAAGCTGCCCTGCCTGAGTTCCCAACCCAGCCATTTGAGCTTGTCCTGCCGCACCAGCCTGTTGCGCCTGCTGTCCTAATGCCGCCGCCTGAGCCTCACGAGCTTGAGCCTGTCCTGCTGCGCCAGCCCCAAACCCCTGCATTCCAGTACCAAATTGCTGCTGTGCCGCTAATGCAGCTTGTCCAGCCGCACCCATTCCCGTGCCCAAGCCAGTCATTTGCTGTTGGCCAGCCGCACCAGCAGCCGCTTGTCCGACACCTAAAGCCTGTTGTTCTGCTTGAGCAGCAGCCCCGGTCCCTCTCATTCCGGCAGCGGCAAGATCACCACGCATTTGAGCAGTACCGGCAGCGCCACGCAGACGGGCAGCATCAGCCTGTGCTTGCCCTAACGCACCTTGAGCCGCTCCACCAAACTGTCCAGCCATCTGAGCATATTGCGGCTGTAGCCCGGCCATACCCTGATAGGCACCACCAAGCATCTGGCCAGCTTGTCCCATCGTAGCGGCTGCTTGTTGCGTGCCAGCCGGACCAGCACCACGCCCGTAAGCTCCATAAGCAGCCCGTGCGAGTGCCTGATCGGCAGTTGTAGCAGCTAGACGCTGTCCACCATATGGGGTATAGGGTTGTGCACCTGCTCTTTGGATTCTACCAGTTAGATCGGCATAAGGCCGTGCCACTTCAGGTGACACATAAGATTGAACCATTCTCTCCCGATAGGGGCTACCACCAGCTTGGAATCCTACTATGCCACCAGAAGCACGACCTTCCAATTCATTCTTCTGGAAATCCATACCAAAGTCAGGATTCCGAAATCGCCCTGGCGTCAGGCGTCGAGCAGATTGAAGAATACCACTTCTCAGTTTCTCTGCGATATCACTATCCCTGAAACGTCTACTTAAATCTCGTACCGCTATATCAGCCCCCCATCGACGTTCTGCGGGATTCCGATCTTCGGGCCTTCCAGTTCCTCTTCCTATCGCTTCCATTATCTCAATGTGGGGCGCAATCCGATCTCTAAGTCTTTCTCCCACATTCCCAAGACTTTTACCGGCTCTTCGTAACCTCCTTAACCCGGAAAATGGTGATATTTGACCAATACCTCCCATAATTCTTTCTGCATATTCCCCTAATCTACTGGGACCACGAGACTCTTCCATTTGACTAGGATCCCGCTCCAAGCCACGTCCGATCACCTGAAGTCCATCTGGTACGGCTCTAGCCCGCTCTAGAAGTTCTTGAATAGTGTCACTACCGCGTGGCCGTGGCCCATAATCGGGAACTGTTCCAAACGTCGGTCCTTGAGGGAGATCCCTCAAAAAACCACCCCGCTGTAGCCCAATTATGCCACCGTAAGCCAGATCGGGAATCACGTCTTCCGCCCTATCCGTTCTCGCTTCCAACATTCTTCTGATAAGTCGCTGAATGTCCGTGGGCACCCCGGAAGGCATCCCACCTGCCTGATATTTTGGATAACGCCTATCCATATCTCTCACCATATGTACCGGGTAATACATCTCTTAAATCAATAGGGGCCGGTTGTTCGGGCGAACCAGTTCTTTGTACTCTGACATCCTCCACAAACTGATCCATAACTTCACCACCTTCTTCGGTGTTTCCACTACCTAAATGGGCCAAGACATCCCCAGGAACGATGTATTCACCTGCCGATACCGCTATCGGTTGTCTTTCTCCATTCATGCCCATTTCGGCATTCACCAAAATGTCATCAGCCATGGCATCGCCACCGCCACCATTGATCAAGCCACCTCTAGCCCAATCTTCATGCCCATAAGTCATTTGGCCTGCAACTTCCTGTTGTGCGGGAGCTTGCCATGCGGCTGGATTAGGCATATACCGCTGAGGTTGAGGACTTGGCAACGCAGTAAGGGGATCTTCCTCTAGCTGAGGTGCATCTATTAGCTGATCCTGCGGCACGGCGGCAGCTTCCCTATCCCTATCCGCCGCATCCATCCTACCTTCTATGCCCTTTGCTACTGCGCCAATACCAGCAGCAGCGATTGGACCAACCCCTGGAATAAAGTTAACTGCTACAGGTGCAGCTTTTAACACACCCCTATTAATGGGATCTCTTATTCTTTTAGGAAGAAGCTGTGTCCCACCTAATGTCACCGCCTTACCTAATTTTTTTAGAAAACCTCCGATACCATACTCTGGAACAGAACCATCGGGAGCCGTCATCGGACCCTGCTGTTGGATCATTGTTATGATCTGATTAACCATCTCTACGCCAAAATCTTCAATAGCTTGTTCTATAATCTGTTGGGAACCGGGACTTTCAATTTGTTGGGCGGCTTTCGCTAACCGCTCAAGCCTGTCCATGGGAACTTGGCCAATGTCAACAAGGCCACCCTCTGCCGCCCCTGGTACAGGCGCAGGAGACAAATAATTCTGTACCGGAGCAGCAGGTGCATTCAATCTGCTTAAGAGATCCGCACCACCCGCATCACCCGCCACGGCAAAGTCGGCAGAAGTTCGTGGAAGTTCATGTGGACTAAATCCACCAATATCTCTCTTGGCCGGATCGGGGGCATTGGGATCAAACCATTTCTGCTCACCATAGAAACCAGACCCCACACCCGTTCCACTTCTGGTTGTGGGAGTAATGCTACCAGCAGATGTGGTAGACTGGGCATGACGCTCCTTCTCTTTTTCGACAGCCGCCCGCTCTTCATCTGTCGGAGTATGTGGCTTGGCATATGGATCATAATCAGGATCTTTAGCGAGACGCTCCCAATCTACAGGAGCCTCTCCAATACCAACTACACCCGGCCCCAAATCTTCGGGAAGTTTTAAAGCTTCCTTCTCTTCCTCACTCGCGTCAGCCAGCCGTATTTCTCGTCTCCGCTCTAATGAATCAATGGTTTTCTGATAGGCAGCATCCGATTCGGCTCCTTCCTCCTCTAATTCTTCGTCTCGCCAGTCCTCTGGAAGTCTTGCAGGTGGCACATATCCCGCCATCGTAGCTGGCAATTCACCGGAGAGATCAGCAGGATCAAATTCTCCTGTCGTTGCTGACATCGCTGCCTGTTCCCGTGTAGCCATTTCCCGTTGTCGATCAGCCATTGAAGGAGACTCAACCGGAGGTGCTGCCGACGGAGGTGCTACATCCGCCCCCTCTTCGGCATAACGACGCTGTTCGGCTTCAAATGCCGCTCGTTGGGTATCCGTAGGCGTGGCTACAGCCTCTTTCCTGCGTAAACTACGAGTTGTTTCCGGCACTAAATCTTCAATATCATCTGGTATCTGCCGCCTATCCACAGGATAAGGTGTAGCTACGGGCTCTTCCCCCCAGTCACGCGACTCCTCTGGAACTGACGTTTGCGGCGTAATCATGGGTGGTACGGGCAAGGCAACAGCAGTCTGGGGTATTTGTTCCTGTATTTGCGGTAAAATCGGTGGAGGCGCGGGAGTAATGACCTCTGGAACAACTGGCCTCACATCCTCCATATCCTCTTCTTCCTCATCTCGCCAGTCCACGGGCGCAGGTTTAGGAGGTTTCTTTTTGATAGGAGGTTTTTTTACCTTCTTTCTTTTTTTTGCTTTCACGGGCAAGGCAGCAGCAGTCTGGGGAATTTGTTGTTGTATTTGCGGTAAAACTGGCTGAGGTTCTGGAACAAATTCCTCTTCTTCTATTATCTCCTGCTGGTCGGCAGCCAGGGGTACGGGAACGGGAGCAGGCGTCGGAATAGGTGGCGTGACAGCAGCAGTTTGAGGTGTGACCGGCAGCTGAACTACGGGTGGCACAACCGGCGGTACAACCGGATATTCTGGCTCCACAAAGTCTTCATTCTCTTCCATGGCCCGCCAGTCAGGCACGACTGGAGGTGGCGTCCGAACAGCCGGTATCATTGGCGTCAGCGGCACAAGCCCCGATTGCTGTAACTGCTGGGCAACCGGCTGAACGGCAGGGACGATAGGTGGTGGAGCAAACCAATCCTGCTCCTCATCCTCTCCATTGTCATCATATTGAGGAGGTGGCATAATGGGCTCCCGAACAGCGGGAGCAATCCTTCGTCGTGACTGCCCTCTCCCCCCTCTCCCCCTTCTCTTCGTGCGCCCACCTTTCCTATAACCGGGAACTATTCCACCATCCGATCTCGAATAATCGATTGGTTGTTGACCATAAGTCATCCGTTCTGCAATTCCACCGACAGGATCAGCACTCACCAATGTAGGCATTATGCGTCCAGCGGTGCCCATCGGATTAACTACTCCGGTATAGTCGCCCGCCTCTGCCGCCTGCTGTTCTGCACCTCGTTTCGCCGCTGCTTCGGTTACGGCTAATGCTTGAGCCTCGCCAAACGGAATGTCAGCCAATGCTGCCATCGCTTGCCTGCTAACATCTTCATCGGTCAGAACCTTACCAAGACCCCCCCATAGGCCCTCATCCTTTAATCCCTCTATATCCCTTATTCTATTGATAGCACTTGAGGTCGCATACGTTCTGCCTGCCCCACCCAACATTCTATCTAAGTTCAAGTCTCTTCCAGAAGATATATCGCCTATACCCTGAGACAACGCACCTATTCCCGCCTTGGCCACTCCACTCAAAGAACTAAGCCCTGGAATGAAATTCATTGCCGTGGGTACTACTTTAGATAGTACCTTGCCCAATCCTCTAAAGAATCCGCCTATGCTATAACCAGGAATTCCCCCACCTGCATACATCGGTATATAACCGCCACCTTGTAGCCCGATTATGCCGCCATAAGCACGACCTTCATCAGCCCGTGCCTGTAATTCTGTCGCATACCTGCTATATGGGGTGATTGACCTGCGAATTCCCGGTCGGGGATCGTCGGGATTTTGCCACATTATTTCTTTCCCAAATAAACGAGAACCCGCCCCTGATCTTTGACCCGGAAGAACAACATTCTCCGGGTTCTTGGCCCAATCATGTAACAACGCAAGCTCTGCATTTTTAGCACCTAAATCCGACAAACTTGTCGCTGCTCTGAGTGGATTGTTTGATACCGCATAATTTATAGAATCAAGAGGAACCACTTGTCCACCAAAAGTGCGTTTTTCTTCAGGTAGGATATTCTCCCGATACCATTCACTCTCTTCAGGATTCTCACCAAAAGGAGATCGGCTTGCAAATCGGGAGTCACCCTTCGCTATCTCCCTTAACATAAGCTCCATCATAGCAATTTTCTCATCATCCGGGTCAACTCCACCACCATTCTGATAACCCGGAATCATACCACCATGAGCCATTGGTTCAATACTCATTTTCCAACTCGTTGGAGGTCCACCTGCACCACCACCTGCTTGATCGGGAGCGGAAGGAGGAGGTGACAATGGCTTGGCAAATCCCGGTCCACGTGGTGGCCGAAAAACATTTGGTTGAATTGCTTCCACTCGTTCTCGCAGATATGCCGTATCCGCAGGAGAGGCAGTTTCTACCATTCTATCCGGTGCTAAATGAAGCATTCTTGCTGCATCTGCTCGCTGCCGTGCAGCAAGCTGCGGATTATACAATCCCGGCGGAGGCCCCTGCTGCCCCAACTGCATCTGCTGTTGCTGGGGTCGCGGCTGCCCATAAGGCAGCGGCTGTAATTGCGGCTGCTGGGCACTTAGCTGCACCCCCGCCTGCTGCATCGGCTGAAAACGCTGGTTACGCTGCTGCATCTGCCGGGGTTGCTGGAATTGACCACGCAACCCACCTATACCTCTGCCCCATGCTCCGCCGAATGCCATTTAACTAGTCTCTACGCCGAAAATGCTGAACGACATATCGCCTGAACTCGCGTAAATGGTGATCACGTCATTTTCACTCAGGGTTATGCCAACGATGATGAATACCGTATCGTTGGCGGCAACCGATTTACCGTAGTAGATGTAATGCTCGTTCGCTACGGTTGCGCCCGATGGGCGAACAGCCACCCTGAAGGTGAGTGCCCCACCGGAGCGGTTGCAGGCGGCAATAGAACTGACCGTCGTTACGGTAGCATCCGGTACCGTGTACAGATCGGTATTCGTCGTGGCAGACGGTGCTGATTGCCCCAGTACCTTTAAGATATCAGCCATTACTCGCACCAAGCAACAAAAACTGATATTTACGAAGTGACAGGGAACTGTCGCTGTCGGCCTGTATCTTCACGGAATGGATATCACTACTGACATCTTGAAAGTTTTGTTCGATGGTCCTACGGGACATACTCTCGTCGTATTCCTGATATTCCTCCGGTGCGCGATTGAGCGGACGATAAGATTTGATGCTCATCGTCTGCCATCCGTTCTGCCGTCGAGTCGTACATAGCCAACACGCCAACCGTATCCGGCACCCGTACTCTGCACTTTCATCGACACCTGCCGTGCCCTACCACGAATGAACGCTTGATCCGTGGAGGGCGTGACCGTGGCAGTCGCTATTTCGGATTGGGCTTGTGCGGGATAGTTATGTCCATTCAAGCTGACCGTCACCTCGTCACTTGAATCACCACCCCTGAATTGGATGTCCGGTATAATCTTGTTCAGCGACCAGAATTGATCACCTTCGCCAAGCTCTATATCACCCGTTTCGATGTATGCCGTCATCGCCGATCCATCATCGTCATGGCCGCTTTCGTGACTGTATAACAAGTTTGGATATATACCCTTGGCCTCGTCCCCACCGCCCGTGGCGGAGGATGTAGCAAGATCAGCCAAGGTGATCGTATATGTGTCCGAATCCGTAACGGATGCGACGGTATGCTGATTGTTGAGCACAACAGTCGAAAAACCACCAACCGTCGATACGTTATTCAAAATAATTTCGTCATCCGCTTTAAGCCCGTGACCCGAATCCGTGATCGTGACGGTACCGGAACTACTACTTGTCGATAGCGGAGTAGTACCTAAGTCCCTTTCCCGTATCGAAGAAGCAAGCGGATAAGTTTTAGTACCGGCATGGTTCCATGTGCCACGCACCATCGTTCCGGTATACCAGATATTTTCGGCATAGTTGAAGATGACATACTTGTCGATCTCTCCATTACCCGATTCGGATGGATAAAACCATATAACTTCGGAGAAATCCGTATTTGATCCGGCAACCACCTTATAAGATTGACTATCATCAAAATCATCGAACACGGTGCCCAGCACGGGGCAGATAAGTCTCTGTACCGTTCCGGTATAGGTGTAGAATGCACCACGATCCATGAAATAAACCGTACCACCCGCGTTTACCGCAGCATTGGGCGATACCATCGACATACCCTTGGCCGTCTCCGTAAACGAGAAATAGAAGGGGCTACCGATGTACCTCATGCTGACGATACCGCAGTCGGTCCATATCAGAATCTCTTGGCGAGCCGTCATTGCACCCACTATCTCCGAACAGGCCGGTAACTCCTGACCACCAGCACTGTTCGTAGATAATGGTTGCCACACCCCGGCAGCTTCCGAACTAGACCACCTGACAAGCAATGGATTGATCGTGGTTGCGCCAATCTCGTTACAGCCAAACGCGATAACGTGACGGGCAACATCCGACATCATCACTTGATGAGCGGCTGTAGGGGTGTAGTAGGTTCCAGCCTTGTAGACCGCGACTACGGCAGAGCCACCACCCGTTGCGGTACCACTAGCATTCGCACCACCAATATCCGCCGTAAACGTGGCCTTGTTTGTAACCGAAGCCACCGTCATCTCTACATTCAATCTCGCCGCAGTTATACCACCTATCGTTGCGTCTACCCCGGATATCGTGACCGTATCTCCAGCAGTAGCCCCATGACCAGCCTTGTCGATAATTGTAATAATAGTGCCACCACTCGTAGTGGTTACCGGATCATTTGAAAGGGTTACGGTACGGCGCGTTGTATCACTTAACGCCACGGCGGCAGTCCCCGTACCTGCACTTTCATCCCAATAATAGATATTTCCCTGGCGGGCGTTAGCGATCATATCGTCACCAAAGTTCGCTATCGACCACAAACGCAACTGCAAGGATTGCCCCAAGGTAGCACTAGATCCCCAAGTGCCAGATCCCCATGTATCCGCACCCCAACCAGAACCACTCACATATTCATTGAGTCCGACATTGATCTGGAATGCGGCAGTTACACTACTTCCACCACCACTCGCACTAGATGTTGCTTTCGTGGAGCATACGACCCGAAACTTCGTAGATGGATTAGCATCACTGGGATCACCAAGTGCTACAATACGATGCTCCGTATTGAGTGCAGCCGTACCAATGCCAGCCGTAGCGGTCGCACCGGCAATGGTTACATAATCACCAGCAACCGCCCCGTGGGCGCTTGTCGTGTCTATGGTTACGACGGCAGTGCCGCTGACAGCGGTGATCTTGTCCGTGCCAAGGGTGATCGTGGTGCGGGTAGGGGTAATGTCGTAGTAACTGTCACCAAAGTTTACATATAACTTCAGATTGGTCCCAACCCCGATATACTTATTACCGGAATCGGTAACCCAATCGTGAAGCTTTCTGGCAGTTCCCAAATAGGTCGCCAGAACATACTTGGCCCAACCACCGATCTTTTCGGCAAATCCCTTACGAAACCGCACCTTATCGGAATCATACCAAGTACCTTGCGCGGAGTATCTGGTACCATCCGTGACGATTCCAGCTTGAGGGGCGATTTTAGTGAAAGGCATGGCCGTTATTCGGTAGTGATACCATTACCATTTTCAACCGTAAAATATGGATTCTCTGAATCCAGATCACCACCAACGATCTTCTTGTCCGCAAATCCGGCTGCTATCATGGCAATCTGAACTTGTTTCTGAGCTTCAACATGTGCAGCATGAGCCTCGTCACCTATGACGAGCAGCTTTTTGAACAAATCGGCTTGTCCCAAAGAGAGTTGGATATTTTCGGTAAGCTGATTGTTAGTTTCATCTTTTTCCGGCATCCGTAACTCTCTCTTTGAGGTTTGCTGTTTCCGCTTCAACCGACGCAAGGCGCTCCCCATGACGATCCACCTTTTCATCTAACCTGTTAACTATATGCTCAATCTGAGATATACTCTGCTTCGCGCCGTTCAACCCCATCTTTACGCCACCAAAAGCGGCCCCGGCAGCGGCAGGCACAACGAGAAGCGACAAGAGCGTGGCTATGCTAATTTCCATTTTACCATGGTGTAGGCAGATTTTCAGTTGTGGGATTCTGCTGTTCCGTAACTTTAGCGTCGAGTCGTGACTTGATTGCGTCCACGTCAAGAGCTTCCTCTACCCAACCCTCTATATTCGCCTTGGTCAAATCGGCAAAAGCAATAAACGGATCTCCAGCTTGATACTGCACTACGACCGTCGAGAAATCCGAAGCCGAATAGTCTCCATCGGTAGCGGTAAGGGTCCACGGTATCGTGGACACCACGTCTACCTGTCCCTCGTATTCCTTGAAGCAGGTCAGGTCTCCGAACGACCACTCGTATGTCATGATTTTATCTCCTTATCCGGCACTCACCTTGACGGTGCCGGAATCATTCCAAAGCTGACCAGCATCACTTGGATCGGAAGTGGGTAGGCCGTCCATTCTGACAGGACCCGCATCAACCCACAGGCTATAGTTGGTACCGGAGACAGTGGCAGTCGCGGCCCCGGCGATATAAACAGTCGAAGTATTGGTAATAGTGGCAGAACCAGCCGAAGTGGTCAGAGCATTAAATCGGGCGGTAGCCAAAATAACATGGTTACCCGAACTACCTTCGGTGAATGTCGGCGCGATGAGCATGCCGTACCCGTTGTATCCGTTCTTGGGTATGAGATTGGTGATCATCTGAAGGGACTGGGCGCTGGAGTTGACGGCAGAGAAGTCCAGAGACCCTCTCATGTGCAACTGCGAGGACGCATCTACTGCACCACCGATACAGTTCGTGTTTGCTTCAACGAGCAAGCTACCCTTTAGCTGGGTGCTACCAGCCGCCACATAGAGCGCGGCATTATTGGTACCTCCCTCCGTAGGCGCATCCGCGATATACACGGTTGATGCGGTAGTGACGGTAGCGCCACTCCCCTTGGTGATCGCTGGCTCCTTGAAATAACCTTGCGTGACAACGGCAATGGTTTCGGACGCTTGCGTGGTGATTTGGTTCGCCCATCTCTGACCAGCATGATAACTGGTATCCCCTGCTACGCCGGTCAGAACCCCAGTCGATTCGGTGCCAACCAGAACATCGTAGACACCACTGGAAGTGTATGAGCCTAGTAGGCTTAGACGAACTGCGGCATTAGTTGCGCCACCTATCGCGTGAGGCCCGGCACCCGAAACGATGAGATCGTTGGTGATGGTTACATTCTGATCTGCGTCGATTCCCAAAGCGGCGGTAGTACCAACGGTACTCCCCAAACCGATTATCAAGTCATCGGCTGAATCATCCAAGCCGATGTAGAAGTCCTGTGCATTACCATTGTAAATCAGTGCAGTATCTTCGGCGGTGCCATCTCCTATCGTTACATGGGCCGCAGGAAATACAAGTTTTTGATCCTCGTCAATCGTGATAGCGGGAGTCGTTCCAACAGTAGATCCCAGCCCGATCACCAAATCATCCGCCGAATCGTCCAGTCCGATATAGAAATCCTGTGCATTACCATCAAACACAATGGCCGTATCAGTAGCGGCTGCGTCACCAATTGTTACTGTATCATCTGTAATTGTCAGAATGTTATTGGTGCCAACAGTTGAACCCTCTCCGATGACCAGCTTATCGGCACTATCATCTAGGCCCACATAGAAATCTTTGGCGTTACCATCAAACAGCAACTTCGTATCTTCTGCCGCAGCATCACCAACAGTCAAAGTGGGGCCTGCAACTTGGAAGCTATCGGTCACCACCAGATCGGTGAACGCATCCAGAACAGCCGCACCGGATCCGGCACCATCGGTGAAAATTGTCGCAATTTTACCATTACCGATTGTGACATTAGCCCCGGACCCCTGACTTATAGCGATATCTTGAGAGCCACTCGTAGCGTTCTCAATGATCCAGAGCTTGTTGATGGTGTTTGGTGCCAACGTAATGGTACACGTTGAATCCAGTGTACCCGTATACTTCATGTACACGGCCCTACCTTCATCGGCAGAGCCGTCCGCTATGGTAGTAGTGTGCGTATCGGCATTAGTCGTGATGGCTTCGGTACCGGAACCAAAAGCATCTGCTATAAGCTCAAGGTTCGTGTTGGTAGAAGTGCCCCAAGTACCGGATTCGGCACCCGTGGCAATTTCCTTGAGCCTCAAGTTATTTACATATGTTGCCATGTCTTATTCCTTGTCGCATTGCTCATAAGCATTATGAAGGCACGATCTCCCAATCAGGTGTCTGCGAATCGGACACTTCCGACCATCCCGGCGTCTGCGAGTCATCTACGTTAGCCCAATCCGGTGTCTGGGAATCCGATACTTCCGACCATCCCGGTGTTTGCGAGTCATCTATCGCTCTCCAGTCCGGTGTCTGTGAATCATCTATTATGCTCCATACGTTGACCCCGGTCATGCCCGTCGTTCCTACCACGCCCGTTACGTCGATATCCTGACTTACACTCGTCGTAACACTTCCTACCGCACTCGTTCCTGCCAGCCCCGTAACAGTGACACTTCCATCTCCTGTCACCGTTACCGAACTCAAGCCACCAGTTGCAGCAATTCCGGTTGGGCTGACATTTGCATCAGCCGTTACCGTTACCGAACTGACTGCGCCCGTTCCAGCCAATCCTGTTACGGAAACACTTCCATCTCCTGTTACCGTTACAGAACCAACCGCGCCCGTTCCGGCACTGCCTGTCGCCGTAACACTAGCCGTACCTGTTACGGTGACGCTTCCTACTGCTCCCGTTGCCGCCGAACCAGTAGCGGAAACATTCGCATCTGCGGTTATCGTGACCGATCCTACGGATCCGGTAGCCGCCAGTCCCGTTGCGGTAACATTTGCATCTGCCGTTACCGTAACACTTCCTACCGCACCCGTTCCCGCTACACCCGTTACTTCAACGGGTACTGGCTCACCCCAAGTACCGGAGCCCCAAGTAGAACGGCCCCAGCCAGTTACATCGGCCATTACGCTATACGAATAATCGCGTTACTCGAATCTGCCGCAGGGAAAGCAATCGTAAACGTGCCAGCGGTAGCGGTCTTATCCGCACCGAAATCCAGAACGAGAACAGATGTATCACCACTCGTGTCCTCATTGAAGATCAGAGCCCCTCTGGCGGTAAACGTCGCCGTAGACCACGAAGTATCCGCAAAATCGGTAAGAGCGGTCGTACCACTGGATGACGGATCTATCCTAGTAAGCGTATTGCCCTTGGCAGTATAGTTCGTGCCGCTGATTTCATTGCTCGTGGAATACGCCGTGGTGGACGCGCTCATGGTCGCACTACTCGTATAGAGCGCAATCTTGAAGGTATTTCCACCAGAAAGGAGGAAGTTATGCTTCGCTTCCAACAATTCCTTCTTGAAGCTCGTACACATCGCTTGAGTAATAGCCATTACAGCTTCTCCACGGAATTAGCCAAATCGTTATGACCTGCCGAACGCAACAAAGTAACCACCTTGGAACGATCTTCCTTGATTGCTTCCTTGATGAAGTAATCAATAGTTTTTTGAACCTTGGCCCTGAATGCCCGTGCCTGCTCCGCGATAACGGGAGGAGCATTATCACCCACGCTCACGATATGCTCTACCGCTCGCTCCGCCCAATATTCCGTAGGCAGGCTACCATTCTCCGTCGTGGTTACGGTTACGCTGCCAATCTCTCCATTGATCATTAGACTTTTGCCATCCTTATCGTGCCATCCCTATACTCGTCACCAGTCATACGGCCTTCTGCCTGTATCTTCAGAAGATCTAATGCTTCCTGATACCGCTGCTGATACAACTGCATCATATCCGCATCACCTTTCATGTAGGTATATGCTTCCACTAAACAGCCGTAGAGCAGAACTGTATCGGCGTTAGTGCCCAACCATGAAGGACTCGTATCAACGATTGAGGCTGGCTGATAGTAGTAATGAAGCTCCGTGGTAAAATCCGCATTGGGAGTAGGCCCGACAATGAACGCATCACTGGCAAATATGCCATAATACTTAGGCACCCCTTCGGTAGACGCATTGGGATACGTCGATCTGATGAAGTTTGCATCCTTGTTCAATAGAAATATCTGATTACTGGAACTCGTGATCGCCAGTGACAATGGAAACAGAAAGTCCGTGGGCATCGTCAAATACTGATTACCATCGGTGATCGTGCCAGCGACGTTCTTGCGGTTCACGGGCAGATTGACCGAACGATAGATACGCTGCTCCGCCTGCTTGATAAACGTAGGAATAGCAGCTACGAAATTCGTTTCCGTGTTATCGCAATAATCCTTGATGGCCGCAGTCAATTCCGCGTAAGTCATGTAGTCACCGTCACGGTGCCCACCCGTCCATGTGCCAGAATATTACCCGATCCATCCGCGCCCCCGTTTCCTACGGGATCGAACGCAAATAATCGTCTACTGGTATCTTGCGACAAATCAGGACGCGGATTTCTAAGTGCCTGTGGATCGGCGTAATCGCCCAACCTACCCAAAAAGTTCTGTGGCTGGTCTTCATCCAACATATCCTTACCGACCATCAATCCCGTCATACGGCCAGCCCTAACTTGTGGGACCAAGTCTTTGATCTTGTAGCGAAATCCGGTACGGTCACAGAACCCAAACGCATATTTGCCATTGGCAAATTTAGCCATCAGGAATATCCCCCCGGAACAAAGTGAACAGACGCTCTGTCACGATCTTCCTGTTCCGCCAATTGCCACTGAAATTCGTATTCGGCTTTAAGTTCAGCAGAACGTACAAACGCTTCTGGATATTTCTGCGATATCATAAAGGCTAGACCAGAAACCAATGCCGGGAGGAAGCGAGCAGGCACGTCTGGATCGGTAGATCCCACGGCGCCCGTATCCTCAATACGCCGTATTTGCTGATAAACAAACGTATAAGCTTCGTCTGGCGTAGGCCAAAGATAAACAACCGGAGCATCACGCTGCTTGTCTATATACAAGTTTACGGGACGCCCTTCGGTGAGTTTATTCGGGATCGTGGAATACTGTGACACGCTGAATCGCGAGAGCGGCAGATCGCTTTGCGAGGTGCCGGACCCATCACGAATCCAATGCTGAATCAGATCAATCGTATCCGAATCCATAGTAATCGTGGAAGTTCCCGCCGTGCATGTCTTGGTACCCTGCTCTATGGTCCAGAAGTTAAGGCCACGATTTGTCCACTCAAGGCTCAATAGGTTCAACGACCTACGAGCCGTTTCGATATCGTAGCCCGTCTTGGACTGAAGACCACACCTCTCGAACGCCTCTTCGATCACCTCTGAAATTTCGAGGTTGAATGCAGAAGTCCCCGAAGTAGCCATCAGTTATCACCAAATTTGTCTTTATGTCGCTTCTTGAATTCGACAACATTGCCAGGTGTCAGGGATCCATTGCCAATCAGGCCACCACTTCTCATTTCCGCGAAGTCCTGCAAGGAACCTTGCTTGGAAAATCCGTTGGTGATCGCCTTTTTAACAAGCCCGCCATACGCCTTTTCTTGTTCCCACCTAGCCGCCATCTTGGGCTTGTTGGCGTGCATCCACTTCCTCTGTTTCTCACTCTTGAAGGGCATTTCTAAAACGCCTTCCAGTTGGGATACTCCTTAGCAATATGACTTGTGTGCCCGACTTCTTCCTCATGATCGGGATAATTTTCAACAAGTCTACTGTAATACCCCCAATTATGATCTGCCTCCGCCTTCTGGCGAGCGACCTCGTTATACGTCGGAACCTTTGCAGTCGGGTTTTTCGGATCTTCGGCCATTAGTAGCTCTTCCTCATAGCCATCATGACGGTATAACGATCACCGCTTGAATGGCCCGTAGTAGTAAAGTTTATATCCCCAGTCGGGCTGGATGCATTATTCGTAAGCGGACCAGCCTGTCGGAAATCGTAGAAGCCGTAGCCACTGAGCGTCCAGCAGACAACATCCGTGCTGGCGTCCCAGAGAATATCTACGGTCATGCCGGAACAATCATACCACATTTGTTGGATTGTTACGCCATCACAAGCTCTTTCCGTACCGGATTCGGCTTGAAGTGCGGATACATCGACCTTCGTAACTGCGGCTTCACCACTACCGTCGGAGATATTGGTGAATTTCATAACGGCGATACGGTCGCCGTCTTGGATAGTCTGAGACGTTACTGCATCGGCCATTTTCCCGTTCTCCCCGCGAGGACAGGACTTCTAGCCCCGCTCGCAATAGGAGATACGACCACCCACCCGTAGATGGGTGGCCTTATCTCAGTTTAACAAATCATCTTCTACGGCTGATCGGTGAAGGCAGGTACATCCGCACCTTCCTGATAACCCCAAATGATCCAATTCGTTGAATCCTTTGCCAGAATATTGATTTCAAAAATACCAAAATCCGTCAGAGTTAATATGGAATTTGAACCGCCGTCGGCATACACGGAAACATTGTCTGCGTTGGAATCCATATGGACGATACCACCAATGTAGAAATTGGTATCGGAGCCCGTATCGAAAATGACATTCTCAGCCTCTTCCGCCGCGCCACCATAAACAAACTTGAACCATACTCCCGCCGTAGGCGACGGAAGAGTGATCGTCCGGTTTCCGGTAATCGCCGGAACAACATTGACCCTGCCAGCATTGGCAGTAGCAGTCAGAGTAGTGTCTTCATCCCCAAACGTAATGGGAGTAACCTGCAATCCCGATCCGTCTAAGCTGAATTCCGTCGTGATCGCACCAGTTGTCGAGTTTTTCGATACTACATCGAATCCATCTTCGGACCTGACTGGTCCCGAGAAAGTCGTGTTAGCCATAACTCTACCTTTTTACGAAAGGATTCGTCCCGAAGTCTTCGTAACGTCTGCTGGGCCAGTCGCCGGGACTATGTATCCCAGAACAAAAAAGGGGGACGGGAGTGTTGACGCGAGACAGGAGATAAATCGCCGGAAGCCACCTGGAAACGACGACCATCATTGTCTACCACTCCCACCCCCCCTAACTATCCTACGCTCCGGGCGAACCCCAGATCCCTAGTGGATCGGATACACCGAAGCTGTACCGCTCGCGAGCCTTGTAGCGAACATTTCCGGTATCGAAATCACCGTCCATGCTCGTTTCCAGTGCTACGCGATTGAAGTGCTTCATGCCGTTCGGAACGTCGGTAAGCAGGAACCACGCATCCGTGTCCGTCAGATAGTGATTCACTACCGTTCCGCCGGGAACAACACCCATGCTTCTTACGGCATTGATGTCATTGTCCGCAGTACCGGGACGAAGCTCAGATTTCATCACCCGTGTCGCCACAAACTGTAGATCCGGCGGGATGACGAGCGTCTGGGGACGAGCAGCGATCATCAGACCACGCTCATCGGTCCATTTGCCAATCTGAATTACAGCAGCCTCAAGAGAAGTCTCGTTGAGGTCGACGGCAGTCGCTGGACGATTGGAATTCTTGCCACCTGAAACAAGCGGGTGACCGTCACCACCGGTTACACCATCACCGGACGCCGTGAAAAGGTTCACACCGTCGCCGCTCTGATAAGCGTTGGTAAACCCATTGTTCAATGGAACAACGGCCTTAACCTGCTTGGTGTGGGCCATGGCACGAGCCAAAGCCTTGGTATAACGAGCCGACAGCGAATCGTAGAGATTATCCTCCATGGCCTCTTCCGTAATGGCAAAGCCCATGGCGATTGTCTCGTGATTGTAACGAGCCGTAAAGCTCTCCTGTGCAGCGTCGTAAGAAATCGCAGACCCCTCATCCTTCACCGGGGCAGCGTCGAAGCCCGAAAGCTTCACTTCTTCTTCAAATGACCTATCCGAACTTTCCGTCTCGTAGATTTCACCATGCTCATCGTCATAGCGAGCATATTCCATCCCGAAAAGCGCATTCAAGCCCGGAAGTAGTTCCTTGAGAAGTTGTGCGCGACTAATAGCCATTGGTCAGTTCTCCTATACGCCAGTAGCGTTCAAATAGGAATGATTAGAAGCTGACCCGCTAGACGCAGCGTTGAACTTCACGATAACATCTGGATAAGTATCACTCGCCGTCGTTCCTTTCGGAGGTAGGCTGTTAGGCCCATCGACGAAATCGATGATACGAAGGGGCAGCGTATTCGTTGTTGCCGGAGTGCTGCCATCAAGTGCGCTCTTGGACTTACCGATAGTCGTACTACCGGCTGTCACGACAATGGATGCATTAAGTCCACGATCCGTGGTGTTGAGCGCCTCGTCGGACTGCATCTGAAACACGACAAAAGGATCGTCCAGCACATACGCCATCGCATCAGTGGCCGCATTCGATGCGGGCCAAAAATTTGAAAACGTCTTCTGGCTGGTAGTCGGGTCCGTATAAGAGCAACCCAAGAAGATTCCAACTGCGGTCAGGGCGGTAGTACCAGTATCCTTCTGAATAGTACCATCCGCCGCGACCTTAACGAAATCACCATTAGAGATCTGAGTGCCGTAAGTAGTGATAATCGGCAAATGTCTCGTCTTACTGGTGAATGAACCCGAAGCACTAAGAGTGCCAATGGGTCTAGCCCCGTATGGGGCCGCCGTAGTAGCCATAAGTACCTCTATCTAGTCGTATCGTGGCATCAGCGACCGCCGCCACCGAATGCTACACGAGTTTTACGGTCAGGCGCAAGAACAGGCATTCGTGGATCGTTCTCACGCATGTAGTTGTTATCAACTGCTTGCATCTGCGATTCGGCGTGATTCTTATAATAAGCTCGCCTTTGGGCCACCAATTCGTCCGGTGCCTTGCAGAGCAGTAACCCACCAACCTCAATGCCACCCTTCGCGCCCCATTCCGATTTATGATCGCTCATAATTTGCAATTCCGGGTGATCTTCGGCACGAACCGGCTCCCATCCTTCACGAAAACGCTTTGACACGTTCGTGTTGTCTGGACTGCCTACCATAGAGGTTCGTATCCATCTAAACACCCATCCATCTTGCGGATCCGGGTCTGGAAGTATGGAAGCGGGCTCCCAAGATTGTGCCCGAATTTCATTTTCACGACTCTCAAGTTCTCTTGGTTCCCGTGGGGCGCGTTCTTCAGCCATTAGACCATCTCCTTCATTACCTGGGCCGCATATTGCTGAGGGGTAAGCCCCAAGCGTTTCGCGAGTCTAACTTGGGTCTCCGTCAACCTGACGGTGCGTGGCCTGGCTCCGCTATTTCTAGAAGCAGACGCTACCACGGACTTTTTTTGAGGCGGTGCGGTGTCAACAACCATCGTAGAACTGGTGCGCTGGCCGCTACTACCGAATTGCGTAGGAAAAACTTCTTTCATACGAGAATCAATCAATTGATAGTATTCTTCGGACTCCGGGTCAATACCTTCGTCTCCAACTAACCTTTCGTGTACGCCATAAGCAAAACTGGTCATTTCCTTATCAGTACCAAACCAAGGATTACGACCTTGCCACTCCACCGCCTTCCCATCCGGCTGAATCGGCTCTGGAATGTACTGTTGTTGCTGGCTCGCAAGCTGTTGGTCCTCCGCCATCACCTGCTGCTTCCAATTATCGATGATTTTTTGCGAAACGGCAGGAGCATAGGCTTGAGCAAGCTGCGCGTTGGTCAACTGCTGCTGTGCGATGGTGATTTGTTCGCTATCGCCCGATTCATGCGCTTTTTTGAAGTTTTCCTGGGCAATCGCGAGTGAAGCGACCGCTCTAGACTTACTTTGCTCCGTCAAGGCACCTTGAGAGTCCTGAACGAGCTTCAAAAGACGCTGATTTTCAATTTGAAGGTTCTGTGTGTAGTTGACGGCCTCGTTTGCGAGGCGATCCGACGCTTCCTTGGCCCTACGCTCTTCGTGGTACTCCCATTTCAGCTTTTTTATACGTTTTTGGGCACGATTTCCCAATTGTGACAGTTCCTGATCAGTTGCCGTGCCGTCATCTTCCGGTGTTTCGGCCCCGGAAGCCCTTTGGTCCTCTTCCGGGCGGTCATCCACGACTTCAATCTTAACTTCACCGTCATCGGCACTCGTATCCGCGCCCGCAGGAGGCTCAATCGTGGTTCTGACGCCCAAAAACTTATCTTCTTCGCTCATTCTTCCGGTTTCGTCACTCATTTTAGGCTCTCTCCACGCCTCTGGGGTCTTCTACGACCGCCTCTACGGTGTCATCGTTGATTAAACGGAACTCCCTACCATGTATTTTCAACCTAGTACCACTGAATGCCCGAAAAACCACCCAATCACCTACCTGACAGTATGGTCCATTGGGAAACCTGGCATAATTGACGTAAGCATCCGGTCCCATGGACATCACCCATCCCACGACGGTGGCAATAGACTCTTCATGTTGGGATTCGGACGATTTGATGATGCCACCTTCGGTGGCTTCCTCTACTTCGGGGAGCGCAATTAGAAGTTTATAGCCTTTTGGCTCCGGCAACTGCGATGCAAAATTTGGTTTTTCTTCTTCGAGATCCTCGTTGGGCGATACCATCTCGTCCAAAACTTCTTTTGCGAGCGTAGCCATGATGGCTCCTCGTTGAATTATTGCGCTCCGAACGAGCGTTGCGTCCTACGCACTAAAATTCCTTGAGTCTATCCTCTATATCTATAATTTCACGCTCTGCCCACGCCAACCCTTCGATTATCCCGCACATCTTGCGGTAATCTTCCATATTTTTTGCCGAACCAAGGGAAACCAAATCTGCTATTTCATTCATCTGGTCCCTCAATTTCTTTTTGAGTAACGAGAGAACGTCATCACTCATCCTTGTTTTTCTCCAATATCTTCAAGCCAAGTTTCACGCCTTCGGCCTCCTGTTCGGCATCGAACCTTTCCTGTTCCAACCTAAGTTTCACGTCCTCAGACTTCTGTTCGGCCTTAAACTTTTCTTGTTCCAATCCAACCTTAACGCCTTCAACCTCTTGTTCCGCGTCGAACTTTTCTTGATCCAACTGAGATTTAAGTAACATTTCCTGGCGCTCTTGTTCCAACGCGGCGGCATCGGAGCGTTCCCTGGAAGCGATCTTCTCGCGTTCGATCTGTTGTTTCTCCCGATCTACTTGCTCCGTGACCGCGAGTTTCTGCTGCTCCAATTGTGACTTGGCCTGATCCGCCTGCGCTCGACGCTGAACATCCTGTTGTCTGATCTGTAGTTCCTTCTCGCGCTGCTGCACGATAGGATCTTTTTGCATCTTCGCGTCTTGCTCCGCCTTGGCCTTCGCTTTCTTCTTGCCCAGCATCTGATCGGCTGCATCGGCAACCAAGGTACTAAGCCGCTTTTCGATATCTTCGGGCAACGGCTGGTTCGTTGGAGGCAGCGGAACACCAAGCTCTTCTTCGATCTGATCACGGAAGATGAATGCCAGGTGTTCGCGGATATGGGCATCCAGAGCAGAATTAATGGCACTACCCATTTGGTTGTTCTTCATTTGCTCCCTGATCTGCGGATCGTTCTTGAGTACCATATGCACTCTCATGTGCGCTTCGTGGTCTTGGTACTCGAACGCCTTCACGGGCTTCAGCGTAAGAACGTCTTCATTCTCGCTGACCGGATCCGTGGGACGAACCTCGTCCGGCTTGGGAACGATCTTATCCGCATTTGGAATACCGATCAAATCCATCATCTCGCGATGGAGAAGCGGCATATCGTATAGACCGGGCGATTGTTGTGCCAATTGCATGGCCGCTTGATACTGCATGATTCGTTGGGCCATGGTAGACGCATTGGGATCCGAAACGGGAACAACATCGATACGATCATCGAAATCTTGAGCCTTGATCCCTTCTCCCTCTTCGGTTTCATAAGGATAATCCGGTGATGTATAGTCACGGATGACCCCGACGAGAATTTTATATTCTTGTTTAAGGCTCGCATGAATACGAGCCTGGATAGCAGACTGCACCTTCATCGCTCTTTCAAGGATGGCAAGTGTCGTACCGACAGGTGCCTCCTGATTCATGTCCGCTACCTTGAGATCGGCCATCGACGCGAAGCGCCTGCCTTCCTCCACGATGTTACCCAGCAACTGGTAAAGGACCGAAGAAGGTTCCTTATAGGGAAGGAAAGTGATGTTATCCCTGATAACGCCACCCGGAACATCGACATCCCTGAATTCTCCGGGCATGATGGGCGTGTCGTCACCCTTGATTCTGAGTCCACGGGTCTTCAGCCCTCCAGGTAAATTGGATAAGGTGCCCGCATCGACGAGTTGACGCAGCAAGCTCGTAGCCGACTTGGCTAATCCGCCGATCATGTGGATCAACCCAAGATTATAGAATCCAATGCCCGGAACATACCCATAATGAACGAAATGTTGTTTCTTTATTTTATGTGGATCGTCTTCGGACCAATTCCTGTAAATCGATAGAATCGTGGAGCTACCCTTGTCTATGGTGATGACGTATGGCAATGCGACACCATCGGGATCCTCGAATCCCGGTATATCCATATCACAATGCATTTCAAGCAATTGATGCCGTTCACTATCGTCCCACGAAGGGCTAACGCCACCGATCTCGTTGTATTTACTTGTAATTGGATTTTCTTCAACATGTGACGTGGTCAATTCAACATCACGATAGAACCCACTCACCTGAAGCTTTCTCACCTGATTCGTGCTTCGGCTCATGACATGGGTATAACGCTCTGCTTGTTCTAGTTCGGATTCGTTGTACGACACGACGAAGTCCTCTGCCGGAACAAACATCGAAGTTGGTCTGCCCAACGACGGATCGAAGTAGATTTTACGGAACGCCGAACCCGCGAGTGGCAGGCTGAACAGAAGTTTTTCGGTTTCGGACCTGTATTCGGTCATCACTTCGATAAGCTGGTAATTCATGTATTCCTGAACACGCCGCGCCTGCTTCTCGTTATCATCGGTGACAACACCCCAAATATGTGTCTTGACCGGACCCTTGGCTGGCATGATTTCTTGGATCGTCTGTGCCTGGAATCTGACGACAGCTTCCGATAACATCGGGTGGAACACGCCACAAGCTCCAGCCCATGGGGTGGTACGATCCTCGATTTCCAAGCCTAACTGATCAAGACCTTCCTTGTACGTCGTCTCCCAATCCGAACGGCTGCTCTTATCGGAATCAAACTTCGATATGCAATCGATTGCCAATGTACGAAGATCGTTGTCTTCGATATGTTCGGCGAGATTGGAATCGAACTCATCGCCCCCGACACCCATGAGATCCGCCATGGGATCGAAGTCGATTTCAACACCGCCATCTTCCAGTTCGGTGATGAGCGAATCGCCGGGAATTTCTTCTTCCTCGACAACGACAAGCCCTTCCGGCCCCATCTCGAAATCATCTTGATCAAGTAACCCGCCAAGGGGTTTGTCTATCGCCATCTAATCACTCCAGCCTAGTTCGATCTTGATTCAGGAAAATGATCTGCTCTTCGATCTCGTCGATCATATCTTCAAGGTACGTCAATCGTAGATTCTGTTCCGCGTCATCCGGCAGAGCACCTAACTCGCCTCGCGGCCATAAAATACGAAATTCCGAATTCGATTCCACCTGCACGTTCATCAACTCAACACTGCGCTCAATAAAACTCAAGCGTTCGGTAACCCTGAAATAACCCGTAACCGCAACGCCCGTCGCAACCACCAATGCCAATAAGTTTCTGACCGGGATAGTGATTTCGCTCGACTCGTTCAGTCGCGTAGTCGGCGGAACCTCTTCCGTTGGCATCTAGACGGTATCTCTAAAAAATCTTATCAAGATCGTCGGCAACCTTATGCAAGGTGGCAACCGTATGCGTGATCACGGGCGGGGCCTTGTCGGCAATACCAAGCGTCAGCCCTTCGGTCAAACCCTTGGAGAATTGTTTATCTTCTTCCGTGGGCTTATCCAGATTCTCGACGGTTTTCGGGTTGATGACCAGATCAGCGCCAAACGCCACATGTGGAATAACACCGCAAGTCGAAAACTTCACATGGATGTTACCATCTTTGTCGTACCAGACACCCGCGTCCAGACTCGCTCCTTCACCCGGCCCACCTTCCGGTCCAGCCCATACCGTAGCCTGATTACCATCCGGATTGACGTAATGCCATTTCATCACGTCCGATACGGTGACACCGATATGGGCACTCACCTTTACCTCGAAGCCCCTACCGTCATGTGAATCCACGGAAGCGGATACACCCTGCTGCTCGTTCACGGTCTCCACATCGCAGATATGGTCGAAGTTCCATTTATCGGTACGCGACCATTTATCTCCTATCTCTTTCTTGAAATAGAAGTTACCGCTCTTGTCCGCATAGAATACATCCGCATCGGAACTATTGCTGACGTAATAACCGGGAGGAACCTCTTGACCTGTCATTAGTCGCTCATCTGGATAGTGCCTTCACAACCTTCATCAACACCACCCCGCGTAGAAAAAATCTTGATCGTGATCTTCGTGCTGCCGAAATTCGTCGGAATACTGAAACTGACGGGTGTACCCGTAGGTATATTGTCGTATTCCTTCTTGTACTCCGGGCTGACACTAGATTCGACCTTGATGTTCCAAGTAGCCGAAATGCCATCAGCGAAGTTGGCGGGAACCGTAACCTCACCCGTGGCCTCGACATGAGAACCAACCGTCGAGTAGCCGTGATCCTTCTGCCACTCGCCGTCAGAGTCTAGCGTGAAATTGGTGTTTTCGCTGTCACCCAACATCCGGTCGCGTAACACCATCCTCGAAAACGACTCATGTCCCTTTCTGGACATCATTTCCCCGGTTGCAGTCAATAATAGTCCGCCTTACGAGTGGGTAGCAAATCATTCCACGGGTCATCGCTGTCCAGATTGATGAAACCACCCTGCCTGAATCTGATCAACGCTTGTGTCGAGGAATCCACCAGATCATCATGGTCGCCAAACGGGAAAGATGCAAATTGCTCCATCACCTCTTCGGCCCAACGGGTTTTAGGCGCATAGACGTGCCCACTGAAAAAGAGGTCCGATACCGCGTTCACCCTGGCAACTTTATCCTTTCCCCTGCTTGGCGTGTATTCCGCAACCGGAATTCCCATTCTGCGAAGCTCGAAGATCAGGGGACTACCCGCCGCCTTCGCCTCCACGATAAAAGCGTCGGGTTTATATTCCTTGTACATCTCATACGCACGAACCTTCAGATCGGGAAATTCCAGACGTTCTTGTAGTGCATCTAGAAGAACGATCTTGGCCTGATTGTCCTCCGTGTAGAAAACACCCCACGTCGTACATGCACTGTAATCTGCGGTCTCCTTCGCGAGAAATGCGGTATCCCACGATTGGATGATGAATTCGCAGTCGGGTGGTTTCTTTTCCTTCCACTCCTTCCACCACTCCCGTTTGATGATCGCGCCTTCTTCGGAAGTCGGATCTTGCTGATACTGGGCACTCCACTTCGGTACCGGCAGTTCCGCCTTGAGAGATTCAAGTTGCTCCAATGGCCAAAATCCGGGCCATAACGGTTTGCCGCTAGGAAGGATCGCGGGTAGTTCGATAATCTCCCATTCGTCCGCACCACCCCTTTGGATGGAAGCCTTCAGAATTTGACCCGTCAGATCCTTCTTCGACCAACGGGTCATCACCAGACAAATCGCGCCACCAGGCTGTAACCGCTGACGTGGACCGGAAGTGTACCACTCATAAGTTTTATTGTAGACATCGGGATCGTTCAATGCCGCTTCCTGTTCGGAATGTGGGTCATCGACAATCAAGATGTCCGCGCCCTTACCCGTAACGGCACCGCCAACCCCGATAGCGAAGTAATCGCCACCTTTGTTGGTGTTCCAGCGTCCCGCAGCTTTCGAGTCTACACTCAACGCGACACCGGGAAACATCGTAGCATATTCGGAAGATCCCACGAGATTACGAACCTTACGCCCAAAGCCAACCGCCAGTTCCGCAGTATGAGCAGTCTGAATCACTTTGCGATCAGGAAACTTTCCTAAATACCAAGCAGGAAACAGATGAGACGCGAATTCGGACTTCGTATGGCGTGGGGGCATGTTGATGATCAAACGCTTCAAATCGCCGCTTGCAATACGATTGAATGCGTCCGCCATCACGCGATGATGGCTTCCCTCTATGAAGGCAGGCCAAGCTTCCCTCACGAATGCCAGGAAGTCGTCGTTCGCTTCTTCCCTGATACGAGCGTCGGATAACTCGTCAAGCAAAACGAGTATCTCACGCTGTCTATCGGCAGGCAGTGAACTGATTTGGTCCTGTATCGTAGCAATGTCCATTTTCAAAAATTACATAAAAATTTTACGCGAGAAAAGGGGGGGGCCTAATCCTGAGAAAATACCCCCCCCTCCTCTTCTAGATTAGTACTAGTATATACCAGATAGATTAAACCAACCAGATATATACCAACTTCAAAAAACCTAGATTATACCAGCTAGATAGAACCTACACGCCAGGAAAACGCAAACAGTTTTGAAATCGTGACGTGGGACGAGCAAAACCGTCTTATCCCCCCGCGCCTAGCGCGGCGCAAAAAAGGGGGGGTCCGGGGTACCCGGTCCTAGTTGAGAACCATTCTCATCTAGCAGAACTCCGCTACTTGAGAACCATTCTCAACCACACCGAGTCAGCCAGTATGCATAAATATGCATAGATTGTGGATATACCGAGACCCCTTGACTGGCCGTTGACATTAAGCGAGCTTGGTACTGTCGGAAGTGGGAGAGGGTTTAGAGACCCTCGTGGCTGGCCAAAGAGCCAGAGTGCATCCGACAAGCCGGTCCAGTGGATGGGTTCTTCCCATACAAGTTTCATAAAACTTGCAAACCAAGGGAAGCAATCTATGACTACCGTAACGGTGGTTCCCGAAGTACCCGAAGTAACAGAAGTTCCCGAAGTGACAGAAGTTCCCGAAGTAATGGGCAAACTGGACTTGATGAATGCTGAGGGCGACTTGTTGGCTGTTGCTGATTATTGGCGACAGACGGCGGCTCCGGAAGCTTCCAAGGCACAGAACAGCCTGAGTGAGAGCTTACGGCTTTCGATAGTTAGAATCTTGGAGGCTGGACATTCTCTCTCTGAGTATTACAATCACCTACGGGCGACTCACTCGAACAAAGTGGCCAAGGTAGCCCGTACCAGAGAGGCAGCATCGGAAGCGATTGCAGGTTATCGCAACGGTGCGGAAACGACCCTCAAGCAAAACTGGCAACCCTTCTGGAACCTGTCGCATATATGCAGTACCGATGAGGGTTCTGAGGGTATCCTGGCGGAAGCTAAGAAGGATAAAGCTTCACTGGGAAGGGTTAAAACCTACGCTAGGGATATGACCGATACGCTCATTTTCAACCCGAAACACTGGGAAGAGAAGGATCGAACGATCACGTTCCGACAGAAGGAACAGAAAGGCACAGCGGGCGAAAATAGTACCATCACCGTAGCAAAAGCCGCTGCATCCCTAGCAAGGTATCAGAAAGCTCAAGCAGCAGTAAAAAAGCTTTCTGAGGAGAATGGTCCAGAGTGGAGGGAAGTACGGGCCAGATTCCGCAAGCTTAACCCTGCTGGGATGGTGGACATGCGAACGAAAGCGGAAACGCAAAAAGCCGCTGTCGAGAGTGCCACGAAGTGGAGTGTGGCAAGGAATCAGTATACCGATTCAGAAATTGAAACTCTCAGGAACGGTACTACTGAGGAGCGAGCCGCTCTGTTCGCGAAGTAACCTAAGAGAATCCACCACTGGACCGGCTGTAGTTAGTGAGCAGGGCCACGGAGGGACCGGATCAAACCTGTCCCTCCGTTTCCTTTTTTTTTGTGTGTATTGTGGGGACGTTCCTACTCAGTCAGTCAGTCAGTCAGTCAGTCAAAGCGGAGTCCGTGAGGGGCCACCGTTCTTAATCTGCTAAAGCGGGCATCGAACTCGATGCGAACGGCTCAGGTGAAGTTATTTCACGGTACAGGTAGTCAGGGTCAAACCTGACTATCTGTTTGGAGACCGTGCTAAGAAAATCATTAGGCTAGGACGCACGGTACAGGTAGTCAGGGTCAAACCTGACTATCTGTTTTTAGCCAGCATCTTTCGCTAAAGATGCCAGACAGTAGAGAGAGCATTGCTCCTATGTGGGTGCTATCAGTCAAACAGTATGCCTAGTTTCTCGCTCAATTCAGCTTCAATCTGGGTAGGTGTACGGTTCTCTACTACCACGGTTTGAGTGGAGTCGAACAGACCGGCTCCTTTACCTAGTAATTCAAGTGCCCGAACACGGGTGGAAGCATTGTTATCCTGATCCAGTGCTTCTTCCTTGAGTCGCTCTAGGATCCAAGCTTGGCGGGTATGTTCGTGTGCTTTGGTAGCCGTCGAGTTATTTGCTTTCAGCAAATCGACTTGAAGTTTAACGTGTTCTTTCTTCATGAGTTTATAACCTTCGATACTGATCGCATTGTTCGACATATTCTTGGCGTTATACGCCAGGCGATAGGAAGCGGTATAGTTTTTTCCTTCAGCCACGAAGCCAGCGAACGCCGATTGTTTTGGAGTTAGGGGCAAGCCCTTAGCCTTAGAAGTATCCATAGCAGTACTCTATTCCTTCCAAAGAGGAGGCAATGGTGCGCTACAATATAGTGCCAGAGAAGCTGGGATTAATCAATCCCGGTGCCTACAGACGGGCACGATTCGCGTGTACCGTAGACGGCTCGTTATGTCAAACGTCAGCCGACAAAATCACAGCCAGATTCACCAATGACTTATGGGAAAGGTACGGAGTTCGCTTTGTAGCGAGCTACGATCCCGACTCCGAGAGTAATGCTAGGGCTAGGCGTGAGGGCCAATTCATTGGCGAGTACACCCGCAAGATATCGCGGGGCGGGTACCGTTACGGCTACGGTGCTATTAAGGACGTTACCGATGCCACTGCGTGGCGCAGGTATGGCATAGCGGGTAGCGGCTAGATCGGTATGTTTCACGAAACATGTCTTCTTTAGCTAAAGAAGATGGATAATCACCTTCGCAACAGGAGCACCGAGATGAGCAGCCCACGCTACGATGAATTAGGCCAGCGCGTAACCGATTGCTGTGGGGCCTATTCGACTTACGTTGAGGCCACCCTCTGCTGCAAGAGGTGTTACCAAGAGGTGCCCACCGGACAGGGCGATGGCTACGAGTTCAAGAAGGGCATCACTGAAGACGAGTATTTCGCCAACCTTGACGCGAGGAGGGAGACACCATGAACAACCCATGGATAATCACCTTCGCAACAGGAGCACCGAGATGACCGACACGTTTATGCAGATGACACGCGAAGAGAGGGAGACGACACGGCTAGGCCCGCCACGGGTGCGAGTCGGATACCGCCCCGCCACTGGACAGCCCCGCAAGTATTTCAACCAAGAGGCCCCGGAGGGTTGGCACGTTCATGCAATGGCACCGCGCAACGGGAAAAACACCTACGCGATGACAACCAGTTTCGGCAGGGACGAGGACGGCAAAGAGGTCAACGGTCAGACCATCCATATTTTCGACAAAGGCACTGAGCCGATGGTCATCATCGACTACCTCAATTACTACGAAGAGCGGATCGACGCAGAGCGGATGACCTTGGACGCATACCTCAACCGGGAGGGGGCCTAAAGAGGTCACCTCCACCCCACTCGCGATGATAA